CCCCATGCACTTCCGTCATAACCTTCAAATTCTGATGTTGTACTATTAAATCTAAACATTCCAGCAGAAGGAGATCCTGGTCTTTCTCCAGTAGTTCCAGAAGCTACATCTATAGCTCCAGTTCCTGTCATTAAAATATTTCCACTTGTAGTTAAAGAAGTAAGCGTTCCAACAGACGTAAGACTTGAAGTAACTACTGTACTTTTTAATTCTGTTCCTGTTAAAGTACCTGCTGCTGCTGTGACTGTAATAGCAGAAGATCCATTAAATGATACTCCATTAATATTTCTAGCAGTAGCTAAAACCGTTGCTGTAGCAGCGTTTCCAGAAGTATCTTGGTTTCCTGCTGAGTTAACACCTGGTAAATCAATATTGCCTGTTCCATCGAATGATACTCCACCAATATTTCGTGCAGTTTCAAGGGCTGTTGCCGTTGCTGCATTTCCTGTAGTGTCTTGATTAAGAGTACCTACAACAAAATCTAAAGTTCCATCTGAATCATCATAAGTAACTGTAATGCCTGTCTCAGTATTACCAGTAACCATTCCACCTACATAATCTTCTACCTGTTCTTGAGTAAGCGTTGCAGTTATATAACCAGCACCATTTGTAATCGCATTATTATTTAAAGAAATATTTGCTGTGCCATCAAAACTAACTCCAGCTATGGTTCGAGAAGTCTCTAATGCAGTAGCAGTTGCAGCATTTCCAGTACAAGAACCAGACGATCCAGAAGCATTACCAGTTACGTTTCCAGTTAATGCACCTGCAAAACTTGTAGAGGTAAGAAGACCAGAAGAAGGATTATAAGTTAAACCTGTATCAGTTTCAGCACCTTGTGTTCCAGTTGCTCCATCAGCAAATAAGGGATAAACCGTTTCATCTGTTGAGTTGTTTGCACTAACAGTCACACTAGTAGCTATAGCAGAAGTACCTGTAAAATTAGTTGCAGATAAAACCTGTGTACCAGCTACTTTTAATACTTTTCCAGAAGCAAGATCAATATGTTCAGAACTTGTCCAAGAATCTGTAGAATCTACCCAATTCCAAGTCTTATCACCATCTGTTGAATCTATAGTAATACCAGCACCATCTACAGCAGCATCATTCCCATTACCTTTCGCAATCTCAATATTTTTATCTTTTACAGTTAAATTTGTTGTATCTATAGTTGTTGTAGTTCCAGAAACGGTTAAATCGCCTGGTATTGTTACTAAACCAGCAGAACTAATAGTTAAACGACCAGAACCTCCTGTACTCAGAGTTAATGTATCTGACCCCCCACTAATTCCTGTATTTGGATCTGAACTAAAACTAAATGATGGAGCAGAAGCACTTCCATCAGGTGCTTTACTTAATAAATCTGCATAAGTTATCTTTTTATTTTTATCAGCACCAGATGAACTTTGGTCAATTATTGGCAGCGTATCTGTACTGGCTGGTGCAGTTAAAGCTGTAAATTCTGATATTTTGCGGTTTGTCATAATTAGAACTTGATTACATACATTAGAGCATAGTTTTTAACACGAACTTCACTCGAACCATCACTAGAAACGGTAATGCCAGTTGTTTCAGATGAAGTTCTACCTACATCTGGTTCACTCGATTTATTGACTATATTATATGCTTCATTTAAGTTACCAGCACCTGTACCTGCTGCTGGATAGTTACTACTCGTTAAAGTAGTGCTAAATCGTGATTCTGAACCATTACTTGAATTAAAAGCATGGTGGTAATGACCTGAGTCTGTAATGCTATGATTGTGAGATTTGTTTTGATCTGTTTGACTAGAAGCAAAGGATCTTCCACTATCAACTCCAGCACTATTATCCCAACCTCTTACAAATTGTCCCCTAAGATCAGGTAAGTTAAAGGTAGAAGAACCATCTCCTGCTCCCCATGTTGTTGAAATTGTAGAGAACAAGGAAGCATACGTTGATCTACTTACAGCAGCACCATTACATTCTAAAAACCCAGTAGGAACAGTAGTTGTAGCTAGATTAAATACAGAACCAACAGGTACTCCATTAGCAATCTCTCCCCAAGCTGACCCGTTATATCCTTCAAATTGGGTAAGAGTCGTATTGAATCTTATATCTCCTGTAGCTGCTGTTGGCCTCTGTGCTGTTGTTCCTGTTGGTAACTGTAAAGAACCAGTACCAGACATAACAATATCACCACCAGATGTAACCGTTCCAGAAAATGTAGGGCTTGCCTTAGTAGCTAATCCTAAATTACTAGCATCTGTTAAATCTCCTAAAGTTAACCAACCATTATTAGCAGAATTTCTAATTTTTAATAAATTATTTGCAGTATCAGCCCAAATTTTATAAGCAACAGTAGTAGAAGGAGCAGAAGATCCACTATTAGATGATTGAATATCACCTAAACAGGTATTTAAGTCTGCTCTAAAAGTCGCTCCTACGGCATTTCCTATATCAAAATCATGTGTATTACTCATTTATGTGACCTCCTTACCAAAACCTGATGCAGCCCATACAAAGGATCTAGCAACTGCTGAACTTCCATTTTTAAATGTGACCTGAAATCCTGTCCTACTTATATTAGCAAGTTCAAAGAAATCACCTGATTGTTGTGTTGTTGGAGTCACTACGACTTGAGGTGTATTTTTAAATGGATTTGTGAAAGATACAGTGTATTGTGATGATCCAGTAGTAACTGGAGTTGAAATACTTTCTGTTCTTCCTTGTAATTCTAGTGTAGCTCCTAACTGAGTAATCGCTATATTCTGGTTAGTGTCATTACTTGTTAATATTGCTTTAAATTGAAAAGCTCTACCTGTTATTAATACGTTACTAAATTCCTTATAAGCACTCCAAGTAGGAGAACCAGAAGGGTCATCATCTGTAGATCGTACATAAACAGCAGCATTACAGGCTGTAGCTTCAGTTAAACCACCAACAGCATCAATATATCCCCAAGTATCAATTAAATCAGTTCTATCATCCCATAAACTATTTAATATAAAGTTACTTGCTTTTAAAGTTTTTCTTAGATTTACATCATATTTCTGTGTTAAATCTACAGAATTAGCAAAGGAATATTCTCCAGATGTTTCTGTTGCATTACTTGTAACTACTAATTTTAAAGCATCTAAAGAGGCATCGTAAACTGTATCTGATTTAGAACCTGTGAAGTTAGCAGTATGCTCATCAATCGTTGATACAACAAGTCTTTCAGTAGGAGCAGGTAGATTTGTTGTAACTCTAGTATTATTCCAATCTGAATCATTTGATCCTGGAGAGGGTGATTGTCTTCCACCATCATCCTCAAATTTAATTAAATAAGTTCCTTCAAGTAAAGGCACTATTTTTTGAGTTTGGTTACCTGCTGCTGCAACTACAATTTCCTGTGCATCTTTCCATTGTGCACCTGTAGTTAAAGAAGAATGTCTGATAAGAGTTTTACCACCTAATAAAACATCAAGTTCTGTGGCACGATTCCAACTTAATATTGCACTTGATTCATCAATAGGAAGTAAACTAACACCACTAACATTAGCTGGAACAGCAGTCTTGCCAACAGCTACAAAAGGACTTAAGGAGTTAGGTAAAGTTGATCTAAGGCCTGATGCACTAACGCTATATACTTCAATCGTATAATTACCAGCAATCGTATCTAGTATTTCATAACTCTTAGCACCTTCTACAGTACGAGATACATAGTTACCCTGTTCATACCTCCATCTAACATAAACATTATCAGTAGAAGTAGTCCAACTGACAATAATTTTTACCCTTGCAATACCAGTATTTTCATAAATAACTTCTTCTGCTGTTATACCTGTAGGAGAAGTTGGAGCTACATCCAAGTTAGTTACATCTCTAGTCGTAAGAGCTATGCCACTTTCTATGTGATTATATTTACCTGAGTTATATTGACCTGCTGTGATTACATAATTTGATCTATCTTCTTCTACAACAGTTAAAACTCTCCAAGTACTTGTAAGAATATCTGTTGTTTGATAAACCCAAATGCTATTTACATTAGGAGCACTTGAAAAATGCTGACCTAAATTAATAACACTGCCTACGATTGAGGTGACTGTTTTATTTTCAACGCTACCATCAGGTAATATTGCAGATAAATTAGATCCAACCGAATAAGTTAAATCAGTTGTATCATCTACTGTCACAGAGTTTGTAGTAGCAGCTTGAATACGACCTCCTCTACGTTCTCCACTTCTTACAGGATCAGCTATTTCAATAATCTGTCCAGGTCTAACAACAACTCCTGCATCTATAGAAGTTGCAAAATTAACCACTTCACGCTCCACGTTTTCCATATAGAGCAACCATTTAGCAAGACGATTAGCTTGTCCTCTACTTGTACAGGCAAACGCATTTATATTTTTAACAACTGATCCATAACGAGCTTGGTTAGCAGTATCAATTACTTCCTCATAATTTATATCTCGTAAATCTAAATCTAAATATTTAGCAACTACTACTGTTGGTCTTGTTTTCTGACTTGTATTTTGATAAGTAAAACCAGGAGGCAAAGTATTAGCAAGAGTAAACAAATAACTAGAATCTTTAGGAGAATCCTGTGTAATAGTTAAACTACCAGCCTGATAATATGGCATTGCCCTAAACACAGAACACATTTGATTAATTACGTCATACGCTTCTTCTTGATTTTGAATTGAAACATTACAACTAAATCTAGGTTCTGTATTACCTGTACCTGTACCATCATCTATTTGAGCAGAACAATAAACAGATGCTTGATAAAAACTAAATTTATCCAAATCAGCTTCAACAAGATGTGCACCTAATCCGTATCTGGAAGACGTTAGAAGATCATATAAACACCATGCAGGATCATTTGTATATTGTGCAGCACCTAACGTCCCATTAAACGTACCAGTATAAGATAAACTTCCATCTGCTCTTACTGTTGCATTATGAGGAATTTTAACTTTAATACCTTTAACTAAATATTGTCTTTTAGGAATAGATGTAAACTGTTCTGCATCTACTTTTAACCCAACTAATGCACTATTTGGATATGTTCTTTGGTCATATTTTATTTCTACATAGCTATTAAATTGAATTTCATTAGCTAATTTACTTGAACTACTATCAGCAGTAATTCTAGTAACTTTTATATTGACAGGAAAAGCACCATCTAAATTAATTAAATAATCTCTTTGGTAAGTATCAGGAGTTCTACCTGTAATAGTCCCTGCATTACCAGAAACAACAGTAG